CAGTCTGACCACCCCGCTGAAGGTCCGCGTCACGTTTCGGATGGCCTCGGCGACCAGCGGCAGTATCAATCTGAGCGTGGCAGTGGAAGCTCTTGCCGACGCCGACAACTTCGATACGGACGCGGGGTCGAGCTTCGACACGGCCAACGCGAGCGGGGCGATCAGCGTGCCGGCGACTACCGCCGGCCGGACGAAGACCTTCGACATTACCTTGACGAACAACGACGGCATCGCGCCTGGCGAGTACTACCGGCAGGCGCTGACGCGGTCGTCGGATGCCGGCGAAATGCACATCCTCGCGATGTCGCTGCTCGACGACGGAGGCTGAGTCGTGGCGCTGCGTAGCAGTGCGCAGGGGCATCGTCTCGATTTCGCCGGACCGTACCCGGCGTCGTCGCGGCCGCTTTCCGTTTGTGGCTTCGTGCGCGTCATCGAGAACGCCAACACGTGGGCTACGCTCGTCGGGCTTGGACAAGACGCCGACACCAACCTGACGCAACTCGGCGTCAACACCGGCAACACGTCGAATCTGCAGCTTGTCTGTTACCAGCTCACGCCTACGTGGAACGAGATTCTTGAGACGGTCAATACGGGGCTGTCCACCGGACAGGATTTTTTCTGGGGGATCAGTTTCCCGAGCGGTACCGCGAAACCAACGTTCTTCTGGCGTGCGTTGTCGACGCCGACGTTGTCGACGAGCACGCCGGGTGGCACCGCTGGGACCTGGACCTTTACACCATCCAGGCTCTCCCTCAATTACCTGTCTGGGTTGCTAGCAGGGGAGTGGGCCAACGCCCGCCAGAGCGGCGTGCGCCTGTGGAATCGCACGCTGACAGCGGGCGAGATGCTCTCCGAGAGCTTCTCGTTGCACGCCAGGAACCGGCAGGGCCTCGTGCTCGATGCGCCCTGCATCCTCGACGGACGCGACCTCTCGCAGTTCGGCGCCGGGCGCGTCGGCACGATCACCGGCATGACCGTCGAGCCCGGCCCTCCGGTCGGATGGGGTTCCTCGACCGTCGCCGGGCCGACCGGAATTGTCGAGGAATGGGAAGGCCCGCGCGTAGCCAGCAGCGCAACAACAGTCGGCACGACGAGTGCGGGCGGCAAGTCGATCACACTGCCGAGCGGTGTCGCGGCGGGCGATCTGCTCATGGCGTTCGCGGCGAACGACACGAGCGTTTCGTGGTCCGCGTCGGCCGGATGGGAAAAGATCGACGACGGCGCGAACGGCTCGGCAGTACAGGGGGCCTGCTGGGCGAAGATCGCCGCAGGCAGCGACACGCTGACGATCACCGGCGAAGCGAACGATATCGCGGTCGTCACGATCCGTATCCCCGCCGCGCAGCACGGCGTGACCGATGTCACGACGATCGCCAAGGGCACGGCGGCGACGGGATCGAGCAACGCGCCGAACGGGCCGAATTGCAACCCCGGTACGTCAGGTAAGTGGCTGTGGCTCACCTACTACGCGGCCGACGACGACGACAACACCGCGCTGTGGTGGCCGGTCGAGGGTGCCCCGGTCGCGCAGGTCAAGAGCGCAACCGGCACGTCGTCGTGTCAGGTCGGCGTCGCGTATCGCTGGCTGGAAGCGTCGAGCTACGATCCGAGCGCGTTCGCACTCAGCGCATCTGAGGAATGGCGGGCGCAGACGTTTGCGATTCCGGCGGCGGCGAGTAACGCTACATACGACGAGGATACGACTGACAGCGGTGCGCTGACTGACGCGTCCGCGGCAATGATGCTCCTGGTCGGCTCGGCTAGCGACTCTGGAGTACTGACAGACACGGCAAGTGGTCAGCGCGTCTCGGGCGACGCAATATCCGATTCTGGCGCCCTGACCGACACCGCCGCAGGCGGGCTTGCGCTTGCTGCCAGTGCAAGTGATTCGGGGGCGCTGACCGATGCCGCGACAGGCGCGGTCAGCGCTGCCGAGGTAGTGTCCGACTCGGGGGCAGGCTCGGATACGGCTACGTCGACCTGGGTGGTCGGGGAGAGCGTCACCGATGCGGCAGATGTCACTGACCAGGTTACCGACGTAGGCATCTGGCTCGAAGCGGCTTCTGACAGCGCAGCGGCCACCGATGCCGCTATGGATACGCTGGCGTCGGTTGATTCGCTAGCGGATAGTGTCGCAACGACGGACACCGCAACGGCCGCGCTGACGCTCGCTGAAGTGGTCAGCGATCCCGCCGCTGCGACGGATGCCGCTACTGTTGAGCTGGTCGTCGCTGAAGTCCTTTCGGACTCTGTCGAGGCGACGGATTCGGCCGCAGACCAGGTGATCTACGCCGAGGCGGTCAGCGATTCGGCCGATCTGTCAGACACCACGACCGGCGACAGTGGGCTTGATATCAGCGTTATAGATTCGGCTGAGGCGTCCGAGTCTGTCTCGACGCTCTTGATCGCGAGCGACGCACTTACCGATGCTGCAGAGTCTTCGGATGGTGTAGTAGTAACGGCGGTATATCAAGAGGTTGTAAGCGACAGTCTCTCCGCAACAGAGTCGGTTGTGGAAAGTGTAGGCGGACATAGTTATTTTGAGAGCGTCGAAGACGCCCTTGAGGCAAGCGACTCAACACTTGCGACTCTTCTCTCTTTCGGGGCTAGTGTTCGAAGCCAGGGTGGGGGTAGTGGCGGTGGGCGGCTGTGGACCAGGGATCTGGATGATGAAATCGAAGCGGAGATGGGGGCCATCCTCAAAGGCCCGCTTCTCACTTCCGAGGTAATTGAAGAGATCACGGCTCGACTTGACTCCCCTCCACAGACTCGTATAATGGAGCACAGACGCCCAGCGAAGGTGACTTACTCGCCCCCTGTCTTGGATTTCCAGGCGGTGCAGGCGAAGAAGCGCCGAAACAGACAACGATTGCTGCTACTCCTCTAATGCCCCTGTACAACTACAAATGCGAGAACTGTGGAGCCGAATATGAGGCTTACCGACCTGTGGCTGAGTATCAAAAGCAACACGACTGTGCTTGCGGTTTCTCGGCGACTCGCCTCATTATTCCGCCCGCAGTTCTGGGCGACTATGCTGGGTATGAGAGCCCGGTCACTGGACGTTGGGTCGAAGGACGCAGAGCCCATCAAGAAGAGCTTGCACGCACAGGGTGCAGACTCTACGAGAAGGGCGAGACCCAAGAGTTCCTCCGCCGAAAAGAGCAGCGCCAGGCGCAGTTCGATAAAGCAGTAGAGGTTGTGGTGGAGCAAGCAGCAAAGGAGCTTCCGCATGGATGAGAACAGAGGGATGGATTTTTTGGACAGCGGCGTGGATGAAGTCGCGTCTGCAATGGATTCCGGCGCTGGCGCAGGGGAGGCCTTAGGGGAAGTCGCTCCTTCTTCGCCTCCTGGCTCTACCACTGAGGGCGGACTCAGTTCCCCTGTAGCCAGCGCCCCCCCTTCAGACTCCTGGGCCGCGATGCCCAAGTCCTGGAAGCAGGAACTTGCTCCTCACTGGGAGGGGCTCACCCCGGACGTGAAGCAATACGTCCACACGAGGGAGAAACAGGCTCTCGACGGCCTGATGCAGTATAAGCAACAGGTCGATGCCTGGGAACAGGCACTGAACCCATTTCAGCCTTGGATCGAGCAGGCCAAGCTCGACCCGCGTGATGTTACTACGCGGATGCTGAACGCCCATTTGGTCCTGACACAGGGCACCCCTGAGCAGAAGAGGCAGGTGGCGCAGGCTCTTATTCAGGACTACGGTTTGGGGGAGTTGCTGCGGGGGGCAGGAGGCGAACCTCCAACTGACCCTCTGGCTCCTGTACGTCAACTCCTCCACCCTCTCGCAGAGAAGGTCTCCCAGCTCGAGCAGATGACTGCTCAGGAGCGGGCGGCTAAGACTGATGCAGAGGTCAATGCGTTCCTGGGAGATCCCAAGAACGAGTTCGCTAAAGAGGTGGTTCCTGACATGATCCGCCTCCTGAAAGCAGGTCTCGCTTCAGACCTGCAGTCTGCGTATGTGCAGGCGTGTCGTCTTAACACCGAAGTCTCCAAGAAGCTCTTCGAGCGGGAGATCCAAAGTGCGACGAAACCCAGCCGGCCCGCGCCGACTAACGTAACTTCCAGTCCTGTACCGCCGGCGCCGACAGCGAAATCCGAACGGTCGATTGAGGAAGAGATGAGCAACATCTTTGACGAAATCATCAACCGATAACTTCGGAGTCTTTCATGTCTACTCCCTCGACTATTTTTACGGAACTGGTCTCGACCACGTTTCGCAATCATCGGAGCAAGCTCGTTGATAACGTGAGCAATCACAACGCGCTGCTGTCGTACCTGAAACGCAAGCGGAAGATGAGGACCGAATCTGGCGGTCTGGAGATTGCCATCCCGCTCGAATACGCGGAGAACAGCACCTACCAGCGCTACAGCGGGTACGATGTGCTGAATATCCAGCAGTCGGATGTCATCACGGCGGCGAAGTTCGACTGGCGCCAGATCGCGATCAACGTGGTCGCGAGCGGTAGGGAACTGCGCATCAACAACGGGAAGGAACGGATCATCAACTTGGCCAAGTCCCGGCTCAAGAACGCGATGAATACGTTCAACAACAACTTCTCGACGGACATTTACTCGAATGGGTCGCTGGCAAATCAGGTCGGTGGGCTCCAGCATCTGATCGCGGATGCTGGAACCGGCACGGTCGGCGGGATCGACAGCTCAACCTGGACCTTCTGGAAGAACGTCGTGCAGTCAGCGGCGACTCCCCTCCAGGGCGGCGGCGCGATTACCGAAAGCGCCTTGACGATTCAGAGCTTGATGCTCCCCCTGTGGCTCGAACTGGTCCGCGGCGGAGATCGGCCCGACCTGATCGTCTCCTCGAACGAGTACTACACCTTCTATGAGGAGTCGCTCACGGACCTGAAGCGGTACACCAACAGCGAGAGCGCGACTGGGGGCTTTGTCAGCCTGAAGTACAAAACGGCGGACGTGATCTTCGATGGGAACTCGGGTATCCCAGATGAGCACATGTACTTCATCAACACGGACTACCTGGAACTCGTTGCCCACAGCGACGCGAACCTGACCGTGAACGATGAGATGCGCCCGTACAATCAGGATGCAGTGGTGATTCCGATTCTCTGGATGGGCAACCTGACTGTGAGCAATCGGTCGCTGCAGGGCGTGCTGAAGGCGTAATTGGGGCGAATTATCCCCAACCGATTCTCCCCAATCAACACGAGGAACTGAAGTCATGTTTACCATCACCAGTCACGGCGCGCTGGGGCACCAGCCCATCGCGTCGTCTTCTACGGCGCAGAATCACCCCTTGGGTACGATTGTGCAGGCCTACGACCCCGTTTACGGCGGCGGCGAGTTCATCTACCTCAAAGGTGTCGCCGACACCGTTGTGGGCAGCTGGGTGAACTACTGGCATGATGACGGCTCGACGGCCCTTCTCGCAACGAGTGTTACCGCCCCGGTGGCAGTGGCTATGTCAGCCAACGTCGCCGATCAGTACGGCTGGTACCAGATCAACGGGAAGGCTGTGGGTAAGGCAGGCGCGGGGTATGCCGACAACGCTCTCGTCTGGGTCATGGCGGCGACGCCAGGAAGCGTGGATGACACCGATATCGCCGGGGACAGGGTGCACAACGCCCAGGGCGCTTCCGCGGTCGGCACGCCCTCGACGGGCTTGGCCGAGTTCGAGATCAACCGCCCGTACACGAACGACGAAACCGTGAGTTGACCTGGAGGGGGCTTCGGCCCCCTTCCTTTTCGGGTAAATGTAAGCAGGAGTCAAAGTGAGCGAAATCCGTCCGCCTTTCGTCTCGTTTGAGATGCGCGCAGTGGAAGACCGAAACGCCTCGATTCAAGCTGGGCATCTGGTCCTCCGTGATGTTCCCTTTATCTGCCTCGTCCCCCACGGGAGTGAAGGAAGGACGCGGATTGAGCAGCAGTATGATGAATGGCTTTCCCAGATCAAAAAGGTCAGAGGGGACGTTCGGGCAGCAGGGGCTGACAATGAAACTCCTGTAATGAGTGCTGGACGCTTTCCCGCCTCCTGGGTGGAGAAAATCGAACGTGCCTTTATCGCGTGGAAGGCCGGAGTCACGCTTGAAATTGAAGGAACGCCACTCCGTAACTGGCCCGTTATCACAAAGAGCCAATTGGCTAACTGCGAAGGCCTCCACCTGTACGCGATTGAGGATCTGGCCACGGCTTCGGACGACACCATTGATCGCCTGGGAATGGGTGGTCGGGCCTTGCAGGAAAGGGCAAGGGACTGGCTCAAGGCAACGAAACTTGACGCCGCTCCCCTCACTGCAGAGTTAGACCAGCTTCGCACGCGGGTGGCAGATCTGGAGGCTGAACGAGATGAACTCAAGGCCCAACTCAAAGCATACGCAGAAGCGGAGAAGGGCAAAGTCGAGGCGTAGGCAATGGCACGAACTGTTCTCCAGATCGTACAACGAGTCTGCCGCAGACTCGGAATCCCTCAACCATCCGCTCTGGTCACCTCCAACGACCCGCAAGTCCTTCAGTTGAGAGTCATTCTCGAAGATGTGCTGGGCGAAGCGATGGTTCGGTGGAACTGGGAGCAGCTCACCCGCCGGGCTACCTTCTTCGCTCAGGCGCAGGCCTCGCAAGGAACACTTCAAAGTCTCACCGGCGCGGACTTTGTCAAGATCAACAACAATACACTATGGGATCTGACGAGAAAGTGCCCTGTGGAGGGCCCGACCTCCGAACAGACCTGGCAGGCGCGTCAGGCCTTTCCAGTGTCTGGACCTGTTTATTGCTACCAGATCCGAGAGGGTCAGCTCTTCCTCGACCCGGCACCGGCTGCAGGCGCGCCCTTCTCCTTCTTCTGGACCTCTAACCTTTGCTTCTCCGACTCCACCGGGGCGACGAAGCGGTCTGAGATCGAGCAAGACACGGACCTCTGCCTCTTCCCCGACAACTTCATCCATGCGGGCTTGCTCTACGGATGGAAGCAGGAGAAGGGATTGCCATACGCCGAGGACCTGCGGACCTGGGAACTCCTCGCCATTGCGCAGTCAAGTGCAAGCGGGACGCGGAAAGTGCTGAGCCTCGATCCTGATCCCTACGATATGAGCCGCCTGTGAAAATCGCTCTTCAGGATAGGCGCTTTCCGCCAGCCCAAACCTCGCGGCCGATTACAAGGCCGCCGCCTGTCAATGGCTGGAACACGAAGGATAATGCTGCTCTCATGCAGTCGGGATGGGCAACGACCCTCGACAACTGGATTCCCCGCTCGCATAGGGTGGAGGTGAGGAAGGGGGCGATCGACCACGCGACTGGGCTGACCGCGCCCATCGAGACCTTGATGGCGTATAGGCCAGCTTCCGGAACGGGCAAGCTCTTCGCCGCGACGGAGGATGGCTTATACGAAGTAACGGCCGCGGGGGCGATTGGTACAGTGGTCAGTGCCGCGACCAATGCTCGCTGGGCCCATACGAACTTCGCGACCTCGGCCGGGCAGTTTCTCTGCGCGGTGAACGGGGTAGATGACTATAGATACTACAATGGGTCCACCTGGACCACCGTAGCTACCTTCACCCTCGGAGCAGGTACCCTCGACACCGATACCCTTATCGGCATCAATGTCCATCAGTCCCGCCTCTACTTCATCGCGAAGGATTCCCTCCGCTTCTACTTCCTCGACACGGCCGGGACACTCTTCGGCACAGTGATTGAGTTCAACCTCGATCAAGTGTTCTCGATGGGTGGGCACCTTGTGGCGATGGGAAGTTGGACCTTCGACGGCGGGGATGGGCCGGAGGACCGCGCGGTCTTCGTCTCGTCTGAGGGACAGCTTGCCGTCTACACCGGGACAGATCCGGCCGACACAACGAAGTGGAAGCTCGTCGGCACCTTCTACATCGGTCGGCCGGTGGGTCAGCGCTGCTTGACCAAGCTCGCCGGGGATCTCATTCTCCTAACCGAAAGCGGCCTTTTCCCCCTTTCGAAAGCTTTGGGTTCCGCCGGGGTAAATCGGTCGATTGCCCTGTCAAACCCTATCGAGCCGACCCTTGTTCAGCAAGCCCTTCATTACTTCAACGAGTTCGGCTGGCAGTTGTTCCTCCACCACTCAGAGACACTGTTACTTGTCACTGTCCCCTCACAGCCCCGGGCCATCTTCGCTATGGACCTCCTCTCGAAGGGGTGGTGTCGCATTCTCGGCTGGGATGCCTACTGTCTAGAGTCCCTCAACGGCGCCCTTTACTACGGGACTGAAGGGAAGGTGGTGAAGGCCTTCGAGGGGACAGTGGACTTCGACTCTGAGATCCAGGCGGAGATGATCACGGCCTTCGACTACTTCTCGAAGCGCGGGCAGACCAAGCACCTGGAACTCCTCCGTCCACACTTCCAAGCTACAACCCCTTTCAGCTTCGCCCTCGGGGCGAATGTCGACTTTGAACTGACAGTGCCCTCAGTTCACCTCAGTGCACAGCCCCCGCAAGAACTCGCCCTGTGGGACACGGCCATCTGGGACCAGGATACCTGGGGGTCCGACGGCGCAATCTTCGCGGAGTGGTACACCGTTTCGGTGAAGCCAGGGCATACTGTGTCCCTCTACCTCAAGACTTCCTCGCGGAACACAACCCCTGCCCTCCTCGCCGTGGACTACCTCCTCTCCTCGGGCGGAGTGCTATGAGCCTCATCCTGGGCCAGGACAACTTGATCGGACCCTGGGTCTACTCCCGCTCCGGCGGGGAGTGGATACCAGGGCATGGAAAGACCATTGGCTGGTGGAACGGTGAACGGATTACGGCAGGGTATGTCTTCAGCCAGTACAACGGGCGGAATATCTTCGTTGACTACGCGGTCGAGGGTTCTTACCTCCCGAAGGACTTACTCTACGCCGTCGGAGCTTACACATTTGTTCAGCTCCATTGCACCAGATTGACCCTGACGACAGAAGAGAGTAATGTCCCCTCTGTCAAGATCTGCTACAAGCTTGGCGCGACCCTAGAAGCGACACTTAAGGGCGCAGCTCGGGATGGGGGAGATATACTGATCTTCCGCCTCACCCCTGATTGCACCATTTGGAAGAAGCTTTATGGGAAAGTCCAGCTCCTCTCCGGAATATCCTGACCCCAGGATTACCATTCCCCTCCAGGAAGGGGCGAATCGAAGAGCGTTTGATCAGACTCTCCAGGCCATGCGGCCTACGGAGACAACGCCCTTCGGCACTTCGAGTTGGTCCAACGAGCGCACCTTCGATCAGAGCGGGTATGATACTGCGCTGGCGGAGTGGCACGCCAGGAACGAAGGGGCGAAGCCCACATGGACCTCCTACGGAGATGACTCGTACCCGGATATGGGTTACTGGTCCGCGGACAAGCCGGATGCCTTGACTGGCCCCGCTCCGAGTAAGGATCAGTATTACAAGGATAACTGGACGAGGAATGTAGAACTGGCCCCGGAGCAGCAGGCCCTCCTCGACCGGCAAAACGCGAACTCGCAGGGGATGGCGGACCAAACGGCGGCGATGCTGGGTCCCCTTCGTGAGCAGTACAGTCAGCCCCTCAACTTGGCGAGTAGGCTGGAGCAGGTCCCGGGCGTGAGCTACGACGCGGGAAGTCGGCGGCGAGTTGAGGAAGCCCTCCTCCGCCGGATTCGTGCAGAGCAGGATCCGAGGCTGGCCAAAGAGCGGCAGTCCCTCAATAATCAGCTTCTCCAAACGGGCTTCAATATGGCGGACAAGCCATATGGGGACACGATGGGGCGGTTTGACTTCGACGCGCGGAGGATGGACGCGGATGCTGTAGACCGCTCAATTCTCCTCGGCGGGCAAGAGGCAACGGGTGAGTTGCAGAGGGGCGTGACGGCGCAGAACGCAGAGCTGAGCCGAGCCCTCCAAGAGATCGCTGCGAAGGCGCAGGACCGTGGGCGGGCGCTTAATGAGTTCAACGCCTTTCGCTCTGGCTCGCAGATGCAGATGCCAGACACGCAGGGGTCGTATTCGGCGCCGCAGAGTCAGCCAGTTGACTACATCGGCGCTTACGACCAGCAGTACAACAACCTCCTGGGCGCGTCGAATGCCAGCGCGGCTTCGAGTGACAACTTCCTCAGTGGCCTGATGGGTCTCGGTGGCGCATTCCTCGGCGGGCCGCAAGGCTCCGCGGCAGCGTCGTTGATGAGTCGTCTCCTCGGCGGGGGTTAACGAATGGCTACGAAAAATCCCTTCACCCTCCCGCCCGAGTACCAGGCCCCCATCGATGCCGCAGAGCTGCGGGCACAGCTTGCTCAGGCCATGATGAAGCAGTACATGAAGCCGCCACAGGGGCAGATGGTCGGCAAGCACTACGTTCGGACGAACCCCCTCCAGCACCTGACCAACATCCTCGGGCAGTACT